TGCCTACTAGTTTTGAGGTAGAAGGTGTACCACCTGCTAACCCTTGGGAGCATGTAGACAACTTTGTAGATGGAGAGCTTGTAGAGACTACGCAAATAAACGACCCTAATATAGTTATTACATTAGGACTTCGTAAGATAGCAAGGTTCGACTACCAAAGAAAACAGAGCAATTTTTATACAGGTAATGAGCACGAAGCTAGTGATTATGCAACAATTTCTAATGCTCCTGGAATTGAGTATTTATTTCAATATTCTTTTAATAGGAATAATGGTGTAGACGTATCTCAGCAAGAATACAATGTTAGATATATATCAAAAATGTTTACAGTTAAAGCAAACTATGTAGACAATAAGTTAATCGATTTAAAATATTCGTTGGGCGAGGTTAGGTTACGCAAAAGTTTTGGTAGTTTGGACTTTACTTTTGGCGTAGCCCATCGTTCTCATCCTGTGTATGGATGTAATCCTATGGATGATTATCAAGGTACTTGGGAAGAGTTTGCTATTAGTGAGATGTATTTACCTACAGCAAATGGTATATGGATGCAGATAGACGAAGAAAATGGTAGTCTAGAATGGATAGCTGGTAGTGACAACGAGTTTTACAAATACCATTTTGGTAGAGCAGTTAATAACTATAATAAAAGAATACTTGACGGTCTAGGGCTTCAACAAGAAATATCTGCCGTGTTAGGATTAGATTACTATCTGTATAGAAACAACTATTGGTTACATGCTTGGGGTTCTGTATACCCTGCGCATAAAGGGTTGACGGACTTTTCTTACCAAAGAGACGCTTCACAAGAAGAGTGGGATACAGGGTTAATATTTGGAGTAAACTTTAACAAGCATTTTAGTATATTCGTAGAGGGTAAGCATCTAAAGTTTTGGGGTTTACCATCTTATGAGTTAAAAACAGGAATAAATTATTTAATATTCTAACATGGCTACTAAAATTAGTGAAGATACAGAAGTACAAGTAAGCTTAAAAACGTTAGCTGGTATAGCTGCATTAATAGGAACTTTGTGTGCAATGTGGTTTACATTACAAAATGATATAGCAGAAGCTAGAGCTTTACCTGAACCGTTAGACCCTGAGATAAGTAGAGTTGAGTTTGATATGAAGGACCAGCTTATAAGGCAAACTATAATGTCTACACAGGAAGATGTAACTGAAATCAAAGATGATTTGAAGCTCATCAAGCAAAAACTTTATGAATAAGTTTGTATACATACTATTATTTCCCCTAATTACCCACGCACAAGACTTTATTTCTACTAACACTTTTGAGTCTAAAACTTCTAAAGGAACAGTGGTAATAGAGTTCTGGGCTGAATGGAACGCAGGCAATCAAGTCGATTTTTTACCTTCGTTAAAAGATTGCGATGTATATAGAGTAGACATTGTTAAGCAATCATCAATACAAAAAAAATTTAGCATTACTTCTGTACCTACAATTGTTATACTTAATAATGGTACTGAAGAACAGAGATTTATCTCTAACATTATGTTACAGTTAAATGCTAATAAAAAGAAAGTTCAAAACTCAATAGACGATATAACCTTCAGCAAGTTTCATTAATGAAAAAACTAAAAACATCTTTTAACAAACTACATACATCAACAATAGCTATTTCTTTTTTTTGGACAGCTATGGTATTATGCTATATAATAGGGTTTATAATTTTAACACATTCTTAATTGGAAGATGCTATCGACATAAATGAAAGCTCTAAAGTGCAGTTAGACGTAAAAAGTTTAATTGGTATTGTAGCTGGTATAGTTTCTCTTGCAGGTATATGGTTTACATTGCGAGCAGAGATTTCTCAGTTGCAATTAGATGTTGTGCGTATGCAAGACAACGTAGAGCTTAACCATGAATTTAGAGTTAAGTGGCCTAGAGGTGAAATGGGTGCTTTACCTGATGACGCTAAACAAGATTTAAAAATAAGCTACTTACAAAAAGAAGTAGACTATCTTCGTAAAGTAGTTAAAGATTTAGAAATTAAACAAGCAAAAACTGAATAATGAAATTAAGTAAAAACTTTGCTTTGTCTGAGATAACACACAGCAACACAGCTAAAAGACTAGGGATAGATAATACACCTAATGAAAAGCATTTAGCTAACATGAGTTTATTGATAAACAATCTTATACAACCTATGCGGGACTCTATAGGGCCTATACGCATAAGCAGCGGATACAGAGGTAAAGATTTAAATCGAGCTATTGGTGGTAGTAGAAAAAGCCAGCACTGTAAAGGTCAGGCTTTAGATATACAGTTTTGGCAAAACGGAAAAATGATGAACGAACTTATTTACGAATGGGTTTTAGATTCGGGTTTAGAGTTTGACCAAATGATTAATGAGTTTGACTTTTCATGGATACATATATCTTTGGTTGGAGTTAATAATAGAAACCAAGTACTCGAAGCCTACAAAGATGAGGATGGAGATACTAAATACAAGTATGCAGATGTTTAAAAATATAATAGGAAAATTAGTAGGACAAGCGTCTACTATAATAGATGAGGTAGTTACTACTGACGAAGAGAGGTTAGTTCTTAAAAATAAGTTAGAACAATTAGGTCAGGAGCATGAACGAGAAGTGTTCAAATTAGAAGTAGAAGACCGTAAAAGTGCACGGTCAATGTTTAGTGACGATAGTATTATACAAAAAGTTCTTGCTATTATTTTTACTGCAGCATATTTTTTTCTATCTTACACCATGTTTAAGTACTTTGTAATGAATACTTTAGAATTGTCTGATTACGAAATAGGTTTTATTAGTACTGTTTTTGGTGCTATGTCTAGTAAAGTTAATACTATAATTGATTTCTTTTTTGGTGGTTCTTCAAAAAAATAAAAGCAATGGCAATAGAAGAGCAAGTATGCTATAAGATTTTAAAACGCGCCGAGGTAGGTAAAAAAAAATACGGCGTTACCATGGAGCGTAAAGACCTTACTGAGTTACAGTGGCTTAAACATGCACAAGAAGAAGCAATGGATTTAGCTGTGTATTTAGAAAAGCTAATAGAAATAAAGACCAAAGATGATTGAAAATGTAATTATAATAATAGTAACTGCAATTTGTTTAGTTGTAATCGGTAATGCATTTACTGTAGATGACAGCAAATGATTGAATATTTAATAATACACTCTACAGGTACAGAGAAAGATTATGTACCTGAAAAAAAAGAATATAATTTATCTGTATCTTGTGACGTTGTTCATTTTAACGGTCAACTTTCTACATATAACGCAATCACAGAGCACCCATCCTCAAATGAAACCTATAAACATATAGCATATATAGGAGGTAAAATAGATGGCAAAGCATCTGACACTGCTACATGGAAGCAATACGATAGTTTAGAGCATATAGTGATGTATCACTTACTTTATAATCAACATTTAAAAGTAGGAAGTTCATCACTTTTTTTTGACACTGATACAGGTATAAATGTTAGAAGGTGGTTAGAAGATATAGGTGTAAATAAAAAAAATATAATGTAATGAGAGTTGAAATAGGTTTATATAGTGGGATATTGTTAGGTGTTAGAAGTTTTTCTAAAGATGAAAGTTATTCCTACACAGAAACACATATATATTTACCTTTTATATATATAGCTTTTATAAACTCTCCAGAATAAATTATTATGGCTCGTAATAAATTAGCAGGCAAGGGAAAAGGTAAAAGTAGAAGTGCAAAATATTATGCATCAAACCCTGAGGCTCGTAAAAAAAAGCAAGAATACGATAAGAAATATCATTCGTCATCTAAGCGTAAAAAATATAGAGCAGAACTTAATGCTAAAAATCGAAAGTCTGGTACATACGGTAATGGTGATGGAAAAGATATGTCGCATACTAAAAAGGGAAAATTAGTAAAAGAAAAGCAATCAAAAAACAGAGCAAGAAATCGTGGAAAAAAATAACAAAAATGATAAGTTACGTGACTACTTATTAAAGAACCCAGAAAAACTTAGAGGTGATTATTCATACACAGCTAAGATGTTTGACAGTACATACGAAGCTGTTAGAATGCAAGCAAGAAAATTAAGAGCTGCATTTGATGAAGAATTAAAAGCTGCATCATACTCATCGGCAGAAGTGCCAGAAGAGAAAGTTATAACTAACGAACAAAAAGATTCGTTACTTGTATCTGTAGAGAATAGTAGTAGAGTCAAATCATTAGACGACCTTATAAGTAACTGTAAAGTAGATTTGTCTACTTGGGAGGTTGATTGGTTTGATATTGGTACATATGAAGTTACTGGTTTTGATAACGACAGGAAACCTGTTACGGTAACTATGTATAGGACTAAGGCTAAGTTTAAAAAGATTGACATTTGGAAGAACTTGCCACAACTAAAAGAAGATTTAAAACAAGATTTATTTGATTCATTCCAATCCTATGCACTTAAACCTACTTATAATACTGATAAGGAAGAAGGCGAAGGCTATCTGCTCGAAATTGGGGCATACGACTTGCATCTTGGTAAGTTGGGCATTTCTGGTGATAACTATAATCTTGATGTGGCTAGGGATAGGCTTTTCTCTGCTATTCGTTCCCTTTTTCATAGAGCGAGAGGATTCAAAATCGAAGAAATAGTTTTTGTTGTAGGTAATGATTTCTTAAATATAGATAAAGCACACCCGTTTAACTCAACAACTGCAGGTACACCACAAGGTAACAATGTTTCTGCATACGAAGCTTACAGGTTTGGTAGAAAATTGCTTGTAGAATGTATTAATGCATTAGCCAAGCAAGCTCCTGTACAAGTAGTTGTAGTTCCAGGTAACCATGACGAGGAGTCTATGTTACACATGGGTGATGCACTTGAAGCACTATACGAACAAACCCCCCATGTGACAGTAGACAATAGCCGACCACTTATGAAAGCATATAAGTACGGTGAATGTCTACTGATATTTGACCATGGACATAGAGTTAAGAACTATAAAAACCTTGCGTCTGTTATCTCACAACGTTTCAGAGATGTATGGAGCAGCGTAAGGCACATTGAAGTCCATAGAGGGCATCTACACAGTCTTAAATCAAGCATAATGGGTCAAGTTGAAGAACTTAACGGAATAGCTGTACGACATTTAGGAAGCATGAGTCCGACTGACCAATGGCATGATGATAGTGGATACCTATCTACAACTAAAAGAGCACACGCATTTGTATGGCACAAGAAAGATGGTATGCAATGTGAATATTATTATAACGTACCTGTAAAATAACATGGATAACAAATCTAAGAAGCCACCCAAGGGGAACGTAAAGTTTAATATAACTTTATCGGATGAGCAAAAAGTAGCAAAGGAGAATATATTAAACCATGCCTTTAACTTTATAGTAGGCAAAGCAGGCTCAGGTAAGACTCTTTTAGCCGTTCAGGTGGCCTTAGATATGTTTTTTAAGCGTCAGTATAATAAGATTATTATAACACGCCCTACGGTCGCTACAGAAGACAATGGCTTCTTGCCTGGTGATGAAAAAGAAAAGCTAGAACCATGGCTTGTACCTATCATGTCTAATATGCGTAAGGTGTATAATAAGCCTGAGAAGATACAAAAGATGGTAGATGATGGTGATGTAGAGCTTGTATCATTAGCTCACTTCAGAGGTAGAACATTTGATAGCGCAGTAGTTATTGTAGATGAATTTCAAAACCTAACCAAGCCACAGTTACGTATGGCTCTCGGTAGGTTAGGTAAAGATTCGTTAATGATATTTTGTGGTGACAACCAGCAAATTGATTTAGGTACTGTATTGAACTCTGCTATAGATGATGTTCATAAAATAAAAGACAGTAAGCATGTATATAAAGTTATACTGGAGGACAATCACCGTCATAAAGCTATAGACGATGTACTTAAACTTCTTACAGGTTACTAACTACGGCCCATTACTGTGAAGAATATTTTAAAAAATTAATTACTTTTGATAAATGTATCATCTTAACAGTTTTATTAAATGAAGAACTTGACTCTGCCTTATCGTGACATAACCTACATAGTGCTGCAAGATTTTCTATATAGTCTTTCTCTGAACCACCCATCCCACGAGGGTCAATATGATGAATATCTACAGCTTCTTGTGAACACATGGTACACGGAATGCGGTCACATATGTCTAAATTAAAGAAGGTTATATATACTTTTTTATGTTTTACCATTTTCTTTTGCTTTTTCTTGTTCGATTAATTTAATTAGGTCTGGTATCAACTCTTTATTTATAATCTTAGTGTCTACCTTTTCTTTTTTTATTAAAGATTCTCTTTTAGTTTTACTCATCTGATTTTACTTTAGATTTTTTTTTCTGTTTGTTAGTACAGTTTTGCTTACAACAATCTTGTACTTTATCTTTAGGTATCTTTTGACTACGCTTAGAGTCATACCTTTTTTGATTGATGCTATCAATGCTCTGTATATAATTCCACGCATAAGTAAGTTTTTTTAAGATTAATAAAATACTAGCTTTCATTGTTATGAGCCAATTAGTTTTTTTATTCGGCTCATTCTGTTTCTTTAACTCATCGACAACTCTTTGTTTGACGTAGGACTCAATCATCTCAATACCTACTTCATCGTCTGTATATACACCTAATGGTGTTTGTATTGATTTTTTCATCTATTCTATAGTACTAGTATTTTGTGTTGTTTATTAGTTCAAAGCCAAGAGTAGAGTGACTTAAGCTCTACTTTTGACACTGACTGCCTACTTCATCTAACGCCTATCCCATAAGGTATTAAAATAATCCGTAGGACTTTAGTTGTGCTCCACTCACGCAGGAAACTCTCGTTCTTTAAATCTATTTGTTGTTAATCCAAGTTCAGATATAACATCAAAAGATACTATATTAATTTCGCAACCATGCTTACCTTCGTTCTCTCTATTAAGTCTAGACAATAAGTTAGCGTTCCAGTAGTTATGGTTAAGTATATCTATTGATTTACCTATACAAACTTCACGGGATTTTTTAGTTACGAACGACGTAGATAAAATAATTTCACCACGTTTCTTTATATATTTTTTGACTTCATATGTCAAATTTAAAAAATATATTGGTGCACTATGCATGGATAGCATTTTTAATGTTTACCAATTTATATTCTAAGTCTTCATTCTTTACTCGAAGTTCTTGCACTAACTTCCTTAGTTGTATATTATTAAGTCTATCTGTATCTACTACGGACATGTCTGCTTTTGAACCATATATTTTATCTATAGTGTAATCACATAACATACTGTACAATTCAGCACAGTTAGTGTCTCTGTACAAAGAGTTTTCATAAACATTAATATAATGTATGATGGTTGCATGATGTTTGCCAAATATATTACCTACTGCTGTTATAGATAATTTAAAGAATTCATGTATAACTTTTGCAAGTATCATATTATTCTCAACTATCTTTCTTTTACGCGAGCCTAACATCTTGTATGTTATATCATCAGCAACGTACGACGTTTTTATAATATCGTTTATGTTGTCTTTAGTTTTCTTACTTATATTCAGGGAAGCAATGTTCTGCGAATACGCTGTCCATGGTTGCGATTTCAGATTTAATTTTTCTTGTTGCGTCATGTGCTTGGTTTTTTTCTTTGTTAGTACTATCTATACCTAAACTAGATTGTATGATAGCATTAAAATGTAATAACTTGTCTATTTTTTTTCTTATGTCTTTACTAGAATAGTAAGGAGAAAAATCTACTGCTTCTGTTTTGTTCATATATACCACTTTTAATTAGTTCAGCTTGCTCTGGTATCTCTTCGTTAAAATACAGCCAAGCATTAATTGTTTTTATGTCACCTGTTTTGTTTATAATATCAATAGGTGTTTTGATTCGTCTATACCAATTAGGATGTCCTTCAAGTATATCTAAGTTGTGTAAAGTATTTTTATTTACTTCATACACTTCGCCACTTATTGTACTCACTCTTTCTTTTTGAGAAACGAAAGGTATGCCACTTCTATACATGGCATACCTATTTTGTGTCGCTCCCTGTCCTACAAGTTTTGAGTGTTTCAATAACACATGGTTACTAAAGCCTTGCTTTAATGTACCGTATACAAAAACTAACTCCATTATATTTCTATAATTTCACCAGCGTTATACTCAGTAATCAACTCTTCGTTAATGTATTTCTTATAAAATTCAAGCATTGTGCCTACAGTATTGTTACCATGCTCTATAGCTTTATCGCTCATCTTATAAATACCTACACCAAATGGGGCTTTTAGTTCGACCATAATAAAATAAAAGTTTTTCTTTTTAGTTCCATTACAATAGAAGGATGCTTGTTGCGTTAGGTTGTAATCATTTAGAAACTTTTGAAAACTTTTGAAGTCAGCACCCTTGCTTGTAGTTTTTATATCTACTAAATAATCTTTGCTTTCTGCATCAACTTTACCCTTGCATTTTAATCCAGTTTCTACGTCTTCCCAAAAATGTATAGCTTCTCTTTTATCCGCATCGTTTAATAACATCTTAGACTTTTCATTACTCATAATGTTATTATACATACACTCAAAAGCAAATTCATAATGAGCTGGTACTGGTTTTCTATCTCCAATAGTTTCTAAGAACTCTGCGTATAACTCTTTACCTGCTTTGGTACGTCTATCAATCTTAGGTGCATACACATAACGTTTATCAAACTCTTCGGGTTCTAACAGGTAACAATGAAACGCACTACCTACTAGTAATGATTCTGTTTCTTTGTGTTCTGTATTTAAGTAGTGTTCCAATTCTTTAGTACTACCATTATTAAGTTTCTTTAACATACTGTTAGTTACATACATGTTGTCAGCAAAATATGTTTCATCATCCTTAATGTAATCGTCTGTTAGTTGTTTAATTTCTCTCATTACTTTAGTGTGTATTTGGTTACGTAAGCATTTGTATTGTATCTAGTAGGTGCTGCAATAGTTTCTTTATCTATTGTTTTACCATCTTCTATTAGCGTGAATATTGTTGCCGCTAGTCTTGTGTTACCAAGTTCATTAAATGCTTCTAGAGATGTAATACTATTGTGTGTCTTAAACCATTCTAATAGTCTAGTCTTGTGTGTGCTTCTTTCTTTAATCATTTTTTAATACTTTAATAATTACTCCTGGGTTTTCTTTATCTACGTGGTATCCACTAAAATGTGGTACAATAACATCACAGTTATCATCTTCAATCCATCCGTACTTAACCATTAGGTCTTGTACAGTTTGTGCGGGATTTATATAATCAAACTTGCGACGGCTGCTTCTTACAAAGTACAAGTCTATATGTATAGGCATAGTTGGTTCGAGTCCAGCACATTGTACTACCTGGGAATCGAACTCTTCTTTAGCTTGTATATAAAGTTGCTTTGTGTCTCGTATGTAATTACGAGTTGTCTTGCTGTGTATCAGCATCTTACCTGTCCATTGCTTACTATTCTTGCTAGACGGTACGTTAAATGGTATGAATATTCCTTTCATATTTCGTTGGGGTCTGGTATATAAATAGACAGTTCCATGCTTGCGAATATCTTTATCATATCTATATAGTTTATAAACTCTACGTTGTTTAAATCAGTAGTGCTTTTAGAAATTCTTACCCACTCTTCTCCTATCTTTTCTTTTTTATATAGGAATTTAGCTTTAAGAACTTCGTGCATTTCTTCCTTACTATATCCTAGCTCATCTCCTAATATAGAGACGACTACTTTCCAATAATATTGATTCAATGCTCCACTACGTTTAGGTATGTTTTTATAAACCTCGACTATAACACTAGTCTCATCCAACCTTTTGAGTTGTTTTTCTAATCGTTTAGGATTAGTGTATATAAACTTACCATTAATAATTTTGGCTAAATGTTTCATAATAAAACAGCAAGCGAAGAGCGCCTGAATCAACAGGTTTCTACTCCAGCTTGCTGCGTTATATATATTAAAATGGTAGGTCGTCTACAGCTGCTGTTGCACCTGCTACGCCAGACATTTTCTTAGCTTCTGTATAAGCTCTAAGCTCATCAGGTGTAAGTACTCTGTTCCACTTGTCTTCAAACGGTGTGTTTTCTGTACAAGGCCATTTGTAATCAACTACTTTTCTAATTACAGGGTTACCATCAGAATCGTTGTTCCAATATTCTCTTGTAGCAAACACTGCGTAAAATGTTTTACCAACTGTTTGCTTACAGGCTACAATGTAATCATCAAAATTAGTTACACCACCTGCGATTAACAATTCTTTTAACATCTTTGCTTTGTAGTCTGCAGCTTTTTCTGATTGACCTTCCTTGTCTCCAAAAATTCTAGCTTTACCAATTGCACCATCTTCAGCCTTCATGTGGAAGTCTATGTATGGAGTGTTTGCATTAGGATTACTAGCCTGAGATGACTCAATCTTAGTTACTGTTACTTTGTGTACACCTTCTTTGATGTACTGTGTCTTGGACACGTCAACTGTTTTTAAGTTTTTAAACATTTGTTTAGATTTAATTATGAATAATACTCGTTGCACTTTTCAATAACCTGTGCGAGGTCGTTTTCTATATATAAACTATCGAACATTTCCATCGGGCTCTTAGCAGAGTCTTTACCTTGACTTTGTGTTCTAAATCTATAGCTTGTTTTATCATTAGAGTAATGATTGTCTGTAAATAAACAAACAACAAACTCTTTTTCAACTCGTTTCTTCCAACGATTACCATCAACGGCTACAAATCTTTCTTGTACACCATCTTCGCTGTCGTAAGCACCATCAATAGCTAAGTATATAATATGCTTATCAGTGTTTTTACTCATGTTTAAGATTCTATCTATCTCTTTGTTATAGAACGACCACACATCAAAGCCTTTAAAACGTATGTCGGCTTCTCTGTATATCATTTCGACTAAAGACGTAAACGATTCTATAACAATAGTTTCAATGTCCTTAGATTCAACTGCCCCTTTAAATGCTGCGTTGAATGTATTAAGGTCAGGGACAGGTACATTCTTAAACTTACTTGCACCTTTGAATGGTAATTGTTTTCTTTCTGTATTAAGTACAGCTGTTGTCTCTGGATTGAGATTTCTTAGGGATGATGACTTACCTGAGCCACTCTTTCCCACTACAATAATGTTTGGTTTCATTGTTTTGGTTTGTTTGGAAATTTAACTATTTGGTTTATTGATAATTTATTTGGTTTCTTATAGTCTGAACGCTTAGATGTAACAAACTTCATAAAGCCACGCAATAAGATGTTTTCTTTTTTTCTTATTAACCTGTCTATTTCTTTAAACGTTAATGAAATAACTTTATGAACTTTGTATAACGGTACATTTGTTTTGTTAGAAACTTTATGTATAATTGTTTTGAAATTAATCATACTTCATGTATGTATCTGTAGTGTTTCGTTCTTCAAATTTAGTAAATTTATTGTTGAAAAACAAGAAAGTACTACCAATTCCTACATTTCTACCTTTAGCAAATATAATTTCTGCTAATCCTTTTACATCGTTACCTTTTTCATCTACTTCAAAGCCGTAATACTCTGGTCTATAGACTAATGCAACTGTGTCAGCTGCTTGTTCAATCTCACCTGATTCTCTCAAATCACCAAGTGTAGGTCTACAACCTTGTCTACGCTCAACACCTCTGCTCAGCTGTGATAGAGCCATAACACAAATGTTAAGTTCTTTTGCTATGTTTTTAAGGCTTCTTGCAATTTGTGACACTTCTTGTTCACGACTACGACCTTTTGTATTGTTACTAACTAACTGTAAATAGTCAATCATAATTAACTTTACATTTTTAGTAAGAACATAACGCCTGATTCTATTCAGTAAATACCTAAGACTTGTGTTGTTACATTCATCTACATACAACGGCATCTTTTCTATCTTACCAATAGTTTTATGCATAACACTCCATTCAGTGTGATTTAAACTACCAGAAGATAAGTCTTTGTTTTGTATATAAGAATCAGAACTAACCATACGTGTAAGTAATTGATTAACAGACATTTCGTATGAAAAAATAACAGCAGGAACTTTTGCATTTGCTGCATTAAAAGCAAGAGCTAAAGCTAAACTAGTTTTACCCATAGATGATGCACCACCAACTATAATTAAATCTTGTTCTTTCCAACCACCTGTGTGATTGTCTATCTCTAAGAACCCACTTGTAATACCTGTTAAGCCTTCTTTTGTAGAGTTAACTTCAACTTCATGTACAAAGTCTTTTAATTGAGCTTGTATGTCTGGTAAATCATTACCTTGTATGTCATTAACTTCTGTTAACTCTTCGATTGCTTTTTCTATAGCTTCCTCTATAGTCCCTTCTTTCTTTGTGTATACTGTGTTTAATCTATTAATTACCTGACCAAGTTTGTCTGATTTATTTAAAGATTGTAACTCGTTTACACAATTTACAAAATCATAGGACCAATTTACTTCTGTAAACAAAGATGCTATATAATATGTTTGGTCTTTATAACCATCAGCTTGCATTGCGCTGTCAACAGAAATCATATCAACTGCTTTACCCTCCTGGTATAAGGTTTCTATATTTATAAACATGTTTCTATGTATAGAGTTTATAAATAAAGTAGGGTTTAGCAAATTGAAATGTTCATAGTAGTAATCTTTTTTATTCATCAACCTAGATAGGATTACTCTTTCTATCTCGTCTCGTTTAGTTTCTGCCAAGTGTAATTACTTTTTTAGTGTTAATATCAGGAACTTCGTTGTCCCATTCTTCATTTTTTATCCATCGTTCAAGGTGTTTAAACTGTGGATAAAACTCATTTTTAGCATCCATGTGAGCTTTATATTTAACTTGTTTGTCTATACTAGACATTACTAAATTAAACATTTCTTCTGTAAAGTTTATACTCAAAAATAATTCTTTACTCTTCTTCTTACCTATCTTAATAGGATACACTGCCCACAACTTATCAAACCATTTTTCTCTAACATCTTTTAGTATATGAAAAGCAATCTTTTTAGATATTTTATTGTTAAAGAATTTTTGACCTTTAGTTTTAACTGTAACAGTTTTGGAATTGCTGTCAAATGTGATTAAGTTTTCGTTACGTAAATTATCATAACTATTACTTATATCTACATCACGTATACCATATTTTTTACCAAGTCCTACGTGATACATTTCCTGTTTAAAGTTCATGTGAAAATGCAAAACTAACACATCTATAATAGTTAGAGTGTTAGTTTTTGCAAATATCATTTTCAAGAACTGCGTTATATACTCGTTCATTAACCTAAGGCATTTAAAGAACGCAACTCTTTAACTATTAACTGCATTGCAGTCTTTGTATAGGAGTTTGTATTACCTGTTAGTAACTCGTACTTATCTGACCAGTTAGTATAATCGCAGTGCTTGTGTGTTAGATAGTGTGTAAGACCATTAAACAAACCATAGAACGTTTTACCTTTAGATAACATTTCATGCTCTATAGACATATTTAAATCGTATAATTTATCTTTCACAGATTGTACAATTTTCTTTTTACCTTCAGTTTTTGCTACAATATCTTTGATACTATTTATAAACTGTTCACTAGGTTCGTGTTTGGACATGATAGTGAACAAGTTTTTAATACCAGCTATATTTCTATCTATAAGGCTGTTAATCATTTTATCGTTAACATCGTTTATATGTTTAGTATGTTTAACAACAAAGTTATTATCTTTATCAGCCATTAGCGTAGCAAACATGTTAGCACAACTATGCATTTTAGTACTTACACCGTACACTAATCTTTGACTACCATCATGTGAAGACAAAGCGTATAGATATATAGACATATCGTCTGTGTTGTCACCTATATTCATATCTATTTCTTTGTTTAATTTAATAAAGAAATAAATTTTCTGTCCACCATTAAATGTACCACACGTAGATTGACTTAAGTCGTAGCTGTCAGGTTCAAGTTTGTTTAAAATGCTATCAAGTAAAACATTGTTTTGTAAAACAGTGTATCTACTTTTAACCATACCTAATGCTTTACCTGTATCATCATTTACAGTAGCAAAAAATCTAGTTTCGTTGTAATCATCAGGATACAATACATTATAGGTATGTACAGGAACTTTACTTACATTAAAGTCTAGTCCGTAACGTATTAAAAATTCATTTGCGTTCATTTTGTATTTTCTTTTTAAGCTGTATTACAGCTGTTAGTAATTCGTTTTCTGAATCTGGTACGTGCTCTCCCGTATATACTTCATACGTAGCAGTAACATCTTTAATCATTTCTTCGATAGTATTTAATTCACCTAACACATCATCTACAATATAATCTTCCTTGTTTATACAAGGACTACAGTATTGATAATCATGGTCTTGTGAATGAAATTCTTCCAAAGAAATAAACTTACCACACATTGTGCATGGCAAGTCTTTTACTTCTTCTGGACTATGCATATAAAATATTGCTTTGGTTAAATTGTTTGGCTCTTTCTATAATGTGTTCGTTTACAAAATCATATTGTGTATTGTTTAAACTATACCTAATAACATCTTGTAATGTTATACGTTTCTCACTATACGAGCTAATCATTATACGTCTTTGTTGATTTTCAGCAAAGTTTACTATAGACATACATATCAATACCCAAGGGTATATTTTATCAAAGTCTATAGTTGCGCTATGTGGTCTAAACTCTATTGTATCAGGCCCACCTTTAGTAGAACAATTAGTAAGATTTATCCAATGGTAACGTTGAGAGTTATAATGTCCATTAGGATGATTTTTCTTTTTATTATATGTTCTATTTATTTCATGACCTGTTGTAAAATTACCTAGTACTTCTTTATAGTTTTTGAAATTCATTCTATCTATAATGTCAATAGGTAATTTCTTACAATAACTATTAGATGCTCTAGATTCTGGTAGCATAGCGTATATGTCTTGCTCTATTTGCACACATAGTTTTAATATAATAATAGATAATCTTCTATTATGTATAGCACCACCTATATGTACATGAACACCACATTTTTTATCGACTTTTGCTTCTGAAGATACTAAAGCATTTGACATAGACTTAAGTTGTTGTACACCGTAATCACCTTTCAATATACCTGTAACGAACTCAGGACCATTGGTTGAGCCATCGTAAACAGCTTTCCAATTATAATCATAGTCACCACACCATACATTACTACAAGTTTCTATTTCTACACCAAACGTATATTTCATACTTGAAGTTTTAGTATGTGTAGTTTTACCAGTGTAATTAGTTATGTTGTCAAAGTAATCATCATCTCTACTGTTACGACATACATGATTATCATGGTGAACATATTCCTGACAACAATCATAATATTCTACACCAAGTAGACATGCAACATCGCTATCGACATAGTAATTACCAGCGTCATCTCTTACATAATCACCATGTTGAGATATATAACCTTCTTCATTAGAATTTATCCAACCATAACAACATTCGTCTTGATATTCATAACAATCATCGTGTTCTAACCAAACTATATCTGAGCTAGAAGTATCTTCAATATTGAAATGCAAAAAAGTGTATCCTTTACTTAGAATAAATTCGTAGAAAGATGTTATTACATGTTTATACTTATCTTTAATGTTACTTTGCCTATACTTACATGTCCACCATATATTATTACTATTTGTAGAATAAACAGTAGTCATTACGCCATGACAACAGTTTTGTAACACTTCATACGCTTCATCTATAGTTAAATCGCTTGCTTGAATACTATTTAAGACATCTTGAGATAATGTAATATCTAAATTGCTAATAGTCTTTGATTTTATTCTTACAAATCTAGGAGCTTCAGGTATAAAACCATCTAACCAATTTTCTGGCATAACTTCTGTATATTAGTTAATAATTCTTTTAACTGCTCGGTATCAGGATTTGAACCTGTTCTTTCTTCCAACATTTCAGTTGAAAGTAACATCTCTGCGACAAACTTATCGTCTGCGCAGAGTGTTAATAGCTTCTCCAACATTATACTAAATCTAGTTCAATGTGTTCAATGCAATATTTGATTTCTTCTACATCATTTGGGTCTAAGAAACCGTGGTATTCCATGTCTTTAAACACTTCTTTAAAAACATTTAAACCAGATGCAACTTTTAGATAATGGTCATCTAAATCAAATTCTTCAGTTACAATTTCAGCTTTAGGTTTGATTACCGCAGACATGTCCCATGTATTCCACCATTTATCTGCATAATTATCCTCTTCTTCAGATAACTTAGTGTCTTCTTTCTCATAGTAGTCAGTCCAATTTAGAGTGCGTTGATAAGGTTTCTCTACGTAAGTAACAGGTATATCAATTGACTCAATTAATTTACCATCTTTATATACAAATAATATGTTAGCAGGTACTTCATCTATGCAACTTGGATGGTCAGCAAGTACTTCTAAACATTCAGTTCTTGATGAAAACATAACACCTTCATCGAATGTTAAAGCAAACAACGGGTTGTTGCGTCTATATACATAAAGTTTGCCGTCATTTTCTGTCCATACAGCATTAATTGTACCTCCGTGTTGACCTAATGTCTGGTAATGGTCATTTGTTACACCATCTTCAGCAGATTTAAACGTATTGTATATAGCTTTACTGTCTACATCAACCTTATCAAAGTTGTATTTATCAGCCATTTCATCATAGTTATTTAACACACCATTATGACAACCGATATAATTACCGATTACATAAGGATGTGTATTCTCAGCAGTTAATTTACCGTGAGTACCGAATCTTGTATGTCCAATAAATAATTTAGAAGTATTGTCAGGTATCATAGATAATAAATTACCTGTAGTACCAACACTTTTATATACTTCTTTGTTTGTGTATACACCACATGAGTGTCTACCACGTTCTTCGTTGTCAAACATTGCAAACATTAGTTTGTTCATTGACATTTCTTTACCTGAGTAAGCTACTATTCCACACATTTGTTTTGATTTTTAAAGATTAATTTTTGTTTAACGTATTCTGTTGCTTGTTTTAATACAAGAGCTCTGTTGTCTTTTACAAACTCTTTTATAAACTTTTCTTCTTCTATCTCTTCTTGGATAGTTCTTTGTACGGCTTGTTGTTCTTCGTACTGCACATCATTTACCTCGTAAAAATGTGGAACAAACAATGGAGAGAGTAATGATTCCTCTCTCTCTTGTATTGCTTTGTTTTTCATTGCACCCATTACCCTATTTGGTTTATAGTTATTACGTCGTTTACAATTATGATTTGTGTTTTACCACAATTAATAGTAACTGTTTTATTAGTTACTCTACCAGTACGTGCAACATCTTTATATTTCTTCATAGATGTATTTAATGCTACAGGTTTTTTAACTGAACCTACTACATAATTAGATTGTGCACTTGCTGCAGTTGATGTTTTTTTCCAATGAGACTTATATGCAGCCATATAAATTTTGTTTTTATACGTAATCATACTTTCAGGAATATCATCAGGTGTTCTTGGTAATTTTGTTTGTCCTGCAACACCATATGGTACAAAAATATTACCTTTACGCATACTTTTAACCATGTGGTTTTTAATACTTTTTACTTCTTCTGTTGTTAATCGTCTTCTAGCCATTTTTGACAAATATTTAATTAATAATAAATAAGCAGTTTAATGACATGCTTAGGTCTGGGTATACCCTCTAACGATACAACCCTATTTTACTAGTTTTTTCTGAAGGTTAACCAAAAACTGCATTTGTTTATGCCCTATGTTATTGGTCGTCTCAATGTATTTAGCTATACCTTCTGGTGTGCTAATCATCTTTTGATACGCATTATTGCGTTCTTTCGCCTCTTCTTGACGAATTTCTGTGCGCACTGAGCGCGTTGGTACTAATCCAGCCATTGCTTTCAATTTAGTAGTTATAAATACAGGTGCTTGTATGTCTTAGTAGGGATAACCCATACCATGTATTGCAAAAGAAAAAAGACTCAACATAATTGAATTTTATTAACATGTAAGATAGTGTCAATTAATGACAAACACTTAAATATAAATAGATTACACTTATAATTGAGCATGTAGTGAGTTGCACGTTTAAAATAAAAACGCTACCTTTGGTGGGTAAGTGGTTATATACTATGTATAACATCACAAACACT